TGTATCCCTTTCTTTACTCCCGTTTTTCAGCACAGTGTGTATATCATCAATGAACAAAATATATTTACTGCTTTTTTTAAGTTCAGTAAACAAGCCGTTAATTCTTTCCTCAAACATTCCCCTAAAATGAGTTCCGCTGACCAATGCCATAGGATTAAGCATTACTATCTCTTTTCCATCCAAGATTTCAGGAACATCACCGTTAACAATCATATTGGCTATACCATACACAATTGCTGTTTTTCCACAACCGCCTTCTCCTACTAATACAGCATTATTTTTCTTTCTTCTAGACAAAACCTTTATTATTTCGTTGATTTCTTGTTCTCTTCCAACGATTTCATCAATTTTGCCATCCAATGCCAATTTATTTAGACTAGTTGTATATTGTTCAACAAATTCATTTGAAGAATTTGTAGATATAATTTTTGTATTCACCTCACTTTTTAATGGCATATTATTTTTTTTATTGGAAATTTTTTTTGTTTGTAATTTTTTCGGTTTTGTTTCTTTTATTTGTTTTTTATTATCCATTGATATATGGCATTTATTGAAAATGAAATCATACTCCAATCTAAATTTATCAAAAACTTCTGTTTCTGAAAAACCATTTTCCTTGTTTAAAATCGCCAATAGCAAATGTTCAGTTCCTATAATCGGTGACCCAAGTTTTTCTGCCTCATTTTTTGATTCTTCGATTGCTTTAATTAACTCGTCATTAAATTGAGCGTTATCCATTTTAAGCTGGGGCTTCATATGCTTATCGAGCACAGATACATATATTTTCCTAAGTTCCTCAATGTTATCCGACATTAAACAATTATCTAGAATCATGTTTGCATGACTATTCCTATTGTCTAGAATGGAAAGAATCAAGTATTCTAATGTTATAGTGTCGGTAGGAAATTCATTGTACAAGGTGTTTGACATATAATTCATCACCTCGTTAAACTCTTTTGTGTAATCTTCTTCTCTAAATCTACTCATAATTTTTTAATAGTTACATTTAAAATATAACGCAATTTTATGCTTTTTAAACAGGATTACTTGTTTTTTTAATTTTTTTTACATATCTTTGCAATAAAAAATATGGAATTTCCGACTTTGTACAAACAAACAGCCACTGGTGCAATAAACAAATGGAGTATATTTGTGGAAAACAATTATTATTGGACTGAGTTTGGCAACATTAATGGCGTAAATCAAATATCAGATAAAGTTTATTGCGAAGCTAAGAATATTGGGCGTTCAAACGAGACAAACAATGAGCAGCAAGCGGTTCTTGAGGCTTCATCACTGTGGAAAAAGAAAAGAGACCGTGAAGGTTTTGTTCTTTCTATTGAAGATATATATAATGTAACATTCAATCCACCAATGTTAGCGAAAAAATATGATGGGAATTATAAGAAAGAAATGAAATTCATTCAGCCAAAATTAGATGGAATAAGATGCAATATATCTTGTAATACTGGTGAAATTCAATCTTTGAGTAGGCATAATATGTTATTTGAAACAACACAACACATCGAAAAAGATGTCAAAGAATTACTAGAAAGCAACAAAAACATACATTTGGATGGTGAGTTGTATAACCATGAATTACATGATGATTTCAATAAAATTGTTTCTTTAGTGAGAAAGAAGAAACTTACTGAAAATGACAAAAAAGAAATTGAATCAAAAGTAAAATATTATGTGTATGATGTTTGGTTTGATGATAACGAAGAAATAAGTTTTTCAGAAAGGTCAGAATTCATAAAAAATAATTTATCGAACATGAAAAATGTTGTGGTTGTACCAACATTTGAAATTAAATCTAGAGAGGATGCTGACAAATATTTCGATGAATTTAGAAAAGATGGGTATGAAGGAGCAATAATAAGGACTGATGCGCCTTATGAGCATAAAAGAAGTAAAAATTTATTAAAATATAAAGAATTCCTAGATGATGAATTTGAAATAATTGACGTGAATATTGGCAAAAATCAAACAATTGCTGAAAGTTTTACAATAAAATTGAAAAATGATAAAATTTGTAATGCAACGTTAGCATTCACGGATGAAAAATGTAAAGAAATATTAGAAAATAAGGAAAAGTATATGGGTAAAATGGCAACAGTTTGTTATTTTGGGGTGACAAATGACGGTTTACTTAGATTTCCAGTAGTAAAAGCAATAGACAGACAAAGTTATGAGTAAAATTTTTAATTTTTACGCAAATGATACTGACAAAACTTGGTATCAAAGTAGCAATATTAGGTATTCTGAATGTATAGACCATGACAATGAATTGAAGACATTAAAGGTCGTATTCAATAATGGCACACAATACCAGTATGATAAAGTGGACGTAAGAGATTACCTTTTATTCCGTGATGCATCCTCCCAAGGCAAAGCACTGAATGAGTACGTTAAATCTAAGGGATATGAATATGAAAAGCTAGAAAATGCTGACCTTGCAACTCTAGATGGGGAGTTGACATTCCGCATGGAAGATGGCATTTTTGTTTTTTATGACAATGGAAAGTTTACAATGAAAGATAATAAAGATAAGATAATCTGTGAGAAAGACGTTACATTATCTGAGGCTAGTTTCAATACAATATGCTCTGCATTGGAAGCGGTTGGTAAACAACTTTACACAGAAGGCAAAAATTTTATAAGTGATGGAGAAAGATAAGAGGATAGAACTTTATCAGAAAGCCCTTTCTAAATGGGGCGAAGAAGCGCAAGTTAATATGGTTTATGAGGAAGTTGGAGAATTGCTGACTGCTTTAAGTAGATTCAAAAGAGGTAGGGCTAGCCATTATGACGTGATGACTGAACTTGCAGATGTCTCTATTATGGTAGAACAGATTGCAACATTAATGAATTATGAGGACTTTGAAACAGAAAAAGATTATAAACTAACTAGATTAAAAGAAAGGTTAGAAAAAAATGGACAAGACGAAAAAGGAAATGCAACTTGAAATGCAAAAGGAAATATTTAACAGAATTAAGAGAGAAAAATCAAATTCTAGCATTGAAAATAATTTGGAGGGTTTATTTGAAGACCATTCTAAAATGAAAGATTTTGACTACAGTGTATGGGAATAATAATTAGCAGTTTTATTGGATGCGGTAAATCATTTTTAAACAACACTTATGGCGATAAAGCGAAAATATTTGATGCTAGCAGCGTAAATTTAGATAGTATCGTTAATGAAGTAATGGGTGTGGTTGACGATTATGATATTGTTTTTATTCCAGCATCTGAAAATGTCAGGGAATTGTTCAATGAACAAAATATTGATTATGACGTTTTCTACCCAAGTAAAAAAAGAAGGGGAGAATTTATTGAAAATCAAGTTAGGAAAAGGGCTAAACCAAATATAATTAGAGACTTGGATAAAAATTTTGAAAAATGGGTACAAGAAATTGATGACGATGAATCTTCTAATTGTTATAAACATAAACTTTCAAATATGGGCGAATTTATTGGCAACAGTCCAATAATTATGCAATACATTGATAGTTTAAAAAATCAGCCACAGAATCAAGGAAATACGCCAAATAATAACGAAGAAAAAATAGAGGATAAAAATGACTGAAACTGATAAACAATATTTGAACTTATTGAAAGACATTCTTAACAATGGGGTTGAAAAAGATACTAGAGCTGGTCGTGTTAAATCCGTTTTTGGTAGGCAATTAAGATTCAATTTAAAAAAAGGTTTACCATTGCTTACAACAAAAAAAGTTTTTACAAAGGGCATTATACACGAATTATTGTGGTTTTTACAAAGACCATATAACTCTCACGGAGCTATGAATATCGAATATCTTGTACGGAACAAAGTTCATATTTGGGACGATGACGCATATCGTTGGTTTAAAACCAATATAGCAAACACAATCAAACCAAAACAATATATGATATGCCTAGATGAAGATGACTCATATATATTTAATACAGTTAGGGGTAGAGTTAATTATGAATATTGGATTGAAAATGAAAATAAAATAAATGACCAAAACTGGCTCCAAAACATAACAAAAGAGGAATTCTTAGACCTAACGTTGCAAAAAGTCGAAATATGGCAAGACTTTGGAAATAAATACAGATTTGGCGACTTAGGACCAATATATGGGGCACAATGGAGACATTTTGGTGATACTTCTATCGACCAGATATATAATGTTATTAAAACATTGAAAGAAAATCCAAATGATAGAAGAATGCTCTGTGTGGCATATAACCCAGCTAAATTGGAGGATATGGCATTGCCACCTTGTCATACGATGTTTCAGTTCTATACAAGGGAATTGACCAAATATGAAAGGTGGGAACTTTATAAAGAAAAAACAAACGACATTGAAACTTATGAATTGATTACTAATCCTTGGGCATCAATAAAGTCTAAACTTGAATTAGAGGCAAAACTAGAAGAAAATGGCATCCCAAAATATGGGCTTTCTTGTATGTTTAATATGCGCAGCAATGATTATATGTGTGGGACTCCATTCAATTGGTCACAATATGCCCTACTTACGCACATAATTGCAAAGTTGGTGAATATGATTCCAGATGAATTGGTTTATAGTGTTGGCGATTGTCACATTTATCTAAATCACATGGGTGGAATTAATGAACAATTATCAAGGAAAGGTTCTGATATTGTTCCAAAGCTGATTATACATGGTAATCAAAAATCTATTGAAGATTTCAAATATGAAGATTTTGAAATTGTTGATTATTATCCAGATTCTGTAATTAAATTTCCTTTAAATGTTGGTTAAAAAATAACAAAAATACTTGAAAATTCCTTTCATATGGGTTATATTTTAATTATACTAACTATTTATATTAAAACGAAGTTCATATGAAAGGATTTATTTATAAAATTACAAACAAAGAAAATGGCAAGTTCTATATAGGTTCTACTATAGATATTGCTAAGAGAAAGAGAGCACATTTTAGACAGTTAAAAAAAGGAGAACATCATTGTTTTCATCTTCAGAGAGCATATGAGAAATATGGGAAAGAAAGCTTTGAACTAACATATAAAGAAATAGAAGTTGATAACGAGGATAAATTAAGACTTTTAGAAGAAAGATATATTAATTATTGTTGGAACAGTGGCAAACTTTATAATGTTTCTAAAAAAGGATGTGGTGGAGATTTGATTAGTTATCATCCTAAAAATAAAGAATTTAGAGAACTTCAAAGCAAAATATCTAAAGAAAGATATACCAACCTATCTGATGAAGAAAAAATTGCTTTATCAGAGAGAATAAAAGGCGAAAAAAACCCGAATTATGGGCATAGATGGTCAAAGGAGTTAAGGGAAAAAGTTTCTAAACACTGGAAAGATTATTATTTAACCCATGAAAGTTATATAAAAGGTAAAACATTTGAAGAGGTTTTTGGAGAAGAAAAATCTAAAGAATTACGACAAAAAATATCTGAAAATGTTAGTAAAAGAATTGGGGAGAAAAACCCTTTCTATGGGAGACATCATTCTGAAAAAACCAAAGAAATTTTAAGAAAAATAAATTTAGGAAAAAAGAATGTAGCATGTTCAAAGAAAATATTAGTTGATAACGTAATATATGAGTCAGTTGATGATTGTGCGACAAAATTAGGCATTAACTTTAGTACTGTTGCATATAGGTGCAGAAAACATATTTATGGCTTTTCATATATAGGTGAGAACGATAATCTACCACAAAGAGAGACAAAAAAAATGTGGACTTTTGAAGAGTGTGAAAAATTAGCTTCAGAATGTAAAACAATTAAAGAATTGAAGGAAAAATATCCAAAAGTTTTATATTATTTCAGGAATCATAAAAATGAATTTGAAAAAATAAAAAACAAATATTTTACATATATAAGAACATATTGGACTCTTGATGAGGTTATAGAACTTGCAAAAAAATATAATTCATATAAAGAGTTTAGAAAAAATGAATCTACAGCATACTCTTCAGCAGTAAGACACGGATGGGTGGATAAAGTAAAAGAAATTTTTTACTAATGGTTATAAAAAAATTAGATGAAGATTTTAAAAAATATTATGAACTTGGGAAAATAGATGAAGAGTTCGTAATGGGTGCTGTTTCTAAAACATTAGGCGGTGAATGTTGGAGGTCAACTAGGAACGAAGATATTTTTAAGCATATTGATTTCTGGTGGAAAAGCCCTAAAAAAGGTGTGATAGGTATAGACGTTAAGGGATTGAATAAATCTTCTAGAGGCGATAAGAATTTTGATGATACAATACATTGGTTAGAAATTCAAAATGTAAGAGGAAAAAATGGTTGGTTAAAAGGGGAGGCAGAATACATTGCATTTAGAACTTTAACTGACATAATTTTCATTAAACGAGAAAAACTTCTTAATTTCGCACTAGAAAAAATAGAAGGTAAAGAAATTGTCTATGATACTCCAAAAGAATGCTACGTACCATATAAACGTTTAAAGTGGGGTAGGGATGATTTATCGTTAAAAGCCCTTAACAGCGATTTGAGAAATTTAGCCGATTTTTGTATAGACTGTGAATAAGGTATCAAATGTTTGATACCTTTTTTTTATTGGTTAATATTTATAGAATAAATAATTAAATATAAAATATTTGGAACTATGGTAACTAACATTTTAGATTATATGTATGAGGGATATGGTTATGATATGGATAATCAGATGCTTTATACAGATGTGGAGAAATATAATGAATCTTTGGATAAGGACGGATATTCTGATAATGGAATGAAGACATTTTCTTCCAATGATTGGAAAATCACTGGATATGAAGACCGTCTTCCAACTGAAAACGATAATGAATACAAAGAGGTTCAGCAATTCGTTTCTGAAAATGGTGCTAATTACACAGACATTAGGCAGCAGATTTGCAAATGTGGCGGTAATGGTAAGAGCCAGTGGGCATATGGCAAAGGATAAGTTTTTATGAAAAAAATTATACGTTTAACTGAAAACGAACTTAATACTTTAATTAAAGAATCAGTTAATAGGGTTCTTAAAAATAATGTTATTAATCTCAGCGAATCTGCTGGGGTTAATAACACTATGTTTATTGTTTCTGACAAAATAGCAAGACAAATTGCTTTTAAAGACGTTTATGAGATTTTCAGTGACATTAGATTGATTGAATGCTGGCATGATGACTACGGAAATACCTATGAAAATGAAATAGAGTATGAAGGAGAAATATATTCTTATGAACTATTCTACGAACCAAGTAGGAACGGTGGAGTTTATCATGGTGAAACTGATGGAGATTCCATTTCTATCAATTTTTATTTGATAGAAAAAATTGTTGCAGAATATAACGATATGAAACGAATTTGTGACGGAAACAATTACTATGATGAAGAAGATGAAGACGATTTTGATGCATACGAATACAGCAAGCAAGCGTTAGAAGGGTGTGTTGGAATCGAATACGATATATACAAAGAAATACAACCAATTGTACTCCATGAGCTTACACATACGTTAAATAAGAGTGATGATGTGATGGGTAGAAATTGGATTAAAAACGTAAATAGTTATAACGAAAGTGATGTTAGAGATTTCATGTATTTGTTTTCCACAAGTGAAATGAATTCAAGGATTGCTTCTGCATCTGCTTTATTAATTAATTTCATTAAACTTGAAACCTCTGGAAAAGATATTGACTATATAAAAAACAGTGGTAGCGAAATCGATTATTTTAAATACGAATTAATGCCGAAAATTCTCAAGCATAACGAAATAAAATACGAATACATGCAAACAATGGTTAATCTATTGGCGAACAATGCTAAAGATTTTCCTTGTAGTCAAGAGTATCTTAGGGGTTGTATGTTGAAACCAGTTTCTTCGGTATATAGTTTACCTTTCCAACTAGCAATAAACGAAGATAAACTATATAAAAGGAGTAATCCTAAACAAGTATTGAAACTATATGCATCAAATCCACAGAGTTTTGAAGAAAAAGTTGTTTTGTTCTATAAAAATTTATTGGAGCAATATAAATCTAGACTATATAAAGTATGTTGGCACACATATACAAATTATTCTTGGAATGTTGATGATTTAGATAGTGAATACGAGAATTCAACTAAATCTTGGCATAATAAAATTTGGGGAGAGGAAAATTGATATGAGTAAAAATGTTATAATAAATCAAGATAAACTAGTTGTATTAAAAGAAGCATTGGATGAATTTATGGTTGACAAGAACTCAAAGGTTGCCGACCATGATTATGTCTGGTTTATTCTTTATCGTGGTGATTTATTGTTTTTTGATGATAAAAATAAGAATTTGCTAGATGATTTTTTTCATAGACATCAAGATGAACTAGGCGATTTTGTCTATTCATATGAGAATAGCAAATATAAGGCTGGGATGAATTTTGATGGTTTTGTTGATTTCCTAGGCTCTTCTATACCATATCTTATTACTGGGTACGTTTCTCGTGGAAATGAAGTGTACATCAACAAGAACGAAAATTATGATGTGTTAAATTCAAATGAGTTGTTTCAATTTGTTAAGGACATGCCAAATAGTAAATTCTATTTTGATGGCAAAGAGTTGGATAGGAATGACATATTACATAATAAAGGTAAAAAAATTCCTACAGTGTGGTATCATGGAACAACATTTGAATATGCATTAGATATATTGGGCAATGGGTTAAGGGCGAAACCAGAAAAAAGTTTGTATAAGATAAAACATGATAAAACCGTGTTCATGTCTAGTAATTTTAGACAAGCTAAATGGTATGCCGAGCATAAGAGTCGAAGAAGCTATGGTTCTTGGGCTAATAAGCCATGTGTACTAAAAATAGATGGTAGCAAAATAGATAGCAATAAAATAGTATATGATTATGATGTTTACAACGCCCATGCAATTGATAGAAATGACTCTGTTTACAATGACAGAATGGGTGAATTGGGTTTGACATATGATAGAATATCTCAAACCATTACTAAGCCCACTGACCCTAGGAAATATATGAAAGTTGGCTATAGAGGCATCATAATGCCAAACGCTATAACAAGCGTCTATTTAGTATCATATAATGGTGATACAGAGATGACACCAACTGATTTTGTGAAATATATCAATGACACATATGTTGGTTTTGATAAGGATGACATGAAACTGCTTAATATGAATGAGGCAGCACCAGAAGTGGATGAATATGAAATTGGTGCTGAGAGTGATAATCCACCAGTAGGTGGTAACGGTTATCATATCAATGAATCTGCTAGTTTCGATTCGTCTGAAATTGGTGCGGTCAATTATTCTTGGGATTTTGACGAAGATGAATATCAAGAATGGCTACAAGAGGCTGAATATGAGAACACGCAAGAATCATTGATGGAATATATTAATGATAATGTTACGTTTGAACTAGAATATCTCGATAATGAGACCTATCATACATGCGGTAGTGACTACGTGGATTATAATGAATTAGAAGATATGTTTGGTAGTAAAATGCAAAACGAGATTTTAAAAACTTGCATGAATGATGGCAGTGGTACATTTGAAACTGTTAATTTATATTCTGGCGATGACGTGGATGTGAGTAACAAAGATAGCATCAACAATATGGCTATGAAACTACTAAGGCATGGCGACTACTTCAAGGATTGTAGAGGCTTTATCTTGACAAATGGTGTTGTGGTATACACGGAAACAGAACATAATGAAATATGTAGGATACCAAACATAAACAATAAATTTGATTTTATAAGAATGGGTAATATTAGGGTATTGCCCAAGTCAATTGATATTGGTGACAAACCAACAAGCGAACAAAGAGACGTGCTAAGAAGAGTAATTGCTTCTTATGCAGATGAGGAATTATATTTGGATATATACCAAGGAAAAAGTAGCATTGGAGCAAAATATATGCACCCAGATTGGAGATATGTTATGGGAGAAATTGACAGGTTTTATTCAGAAGGCATAAAGCCACAAGGAAATGAATATTATGAGTCAAGAAATAAAAATCTATTAGATGGTTTAAGCATCAATGAATCTGTTAGTTTCGATTCATCTGAAATTGGCGCAGTTATGGATATTAATGCAATTGCCAAAAAAATACAAACCAAAGGGAATAGTTCATATATTTTAACAAATGGTGAGGTTATAACTTTTAGAGACCATAATGAAATATCTAAAATAAACGGCATGACTGTTGGTAAATTCTTGAATTTAGGGAATATAAGAATTGGCAACCTTGGAGGAATAGAATTAATTAAAAAACCGACGAAAGAGCAAATAAAACCATTGAAAAAACATATCATAGAATTTAATGGAAGCCTATTTTTGGACATTGCCTCATATAAAGAGGGGAGATTTTATGCAGAGATGATATGTGGCGCAGAATACAAAAATGCAAACCCTAATAGAATTATAAACGATATATTAGCATATTTTGATGAGGGGATAAAACCTCAAGGAAATCGTTTCTACGAAAGCAAAAAAAATAAAACGCAAATAATAGAAAATAAATATGACGATTTGTTTAATAAGGCAAATTACGACCTACAATATTTTTTGAAACAAGGAAAAGAAAAATATGGACTTGATGGCTGGTATAGAAGCTCTTGGATGGAAAAGACACACCCAGAAATAAGTGTAGACCCAAAAGATATTAAGATATATACAGCATTAAATGATAAACTCCATAAAATTACTAAACTTTGGACTGACGAAGATAACAAAGAAGAAAGAGAAAAAGGTTTAGAACAACCAAAAGAAAATTATGATATTATTTCTTTGGCTATCGAAGAGTTTGGCTTAACTAGCAGATTAAGCCAAGCTGGATATATTCTTCCAGATGGTAAATTGTTGAATTTGGGAAGTGATGGCTATAGAGAAACAGACCATAGGCAAATAGCAGCTGTTTATAAACAGAATGGGATAAAAATATGGAATGACGAGTATCGCTATAACTACGTTGTTGATTTTATGAATCATGGAGCAATTAGATGTGATGTCAATAGCGGAATACTTGATATGACGAAAGAGCCTACAAATGAACAATTCTACGCAATAAAGGATTTTGTCAGAAAGGCTGTTGACGTTGACATAGATTTTACCGATGACAAAGGAAATACCTTGCATTCAGTTTCATATTCCGATGCTAAACCCCAAGCTGTTGTTGCGGATATAATGAGATATTATGAGGATGGAATAAAACCAATGGGAAACGTGCAGTATGAAGCAAATAATAATGAGAAACATATAGTTGAAAATTTTGATTTTGAGGTAGATAGTTCTGAAATAGATTTGTCTTCATTCAAGAAAAAACATGAATTAGTTCCAAATATATGGAAACCAGATGGTAAACTAGATTCAAGAATTAGGCTTAAGCTATTAGACATTGCAGACGATTTTTGGAAATATGTAAACTTGACTTGGGTTGAGCCTAGCGGCATAATATTAACTGGTTCAATCTGTAATTTCAATTGGTCTCAGTATTCTGACATTGACCTACATCTTATCGTAGATTTTGATGAGATTGATGAGAAGACAGAGTTTGTCCGTGATTATTTAGATGCAAAGAAAAATGAATGGAATAGTGAGCACAGTGGCTTGCAAATAATGGGATACCAAGTGGAATTATATGTTCAGAATTTAGGAGAAATGCCAGAATCAAATGGTATTTACGACCTTGAGGAAAATGATTGGATAAAAGAACCAAATCCAGATGACATTAAATCAATTGGTCTTAATAAATTTTCCATAAAAGACAAAGCAGCCAAAATTATGACCATTATTGACGATATGTATAATGCTCTTAATGCTACAGACGATTCACATAAGATTGAGACAATCGGTGATGATGCTCAGTACCTTTGGAAGAAGGTTAAGGCGATGCGCAAGGCAAGTCTTGAGAGCAATGGTGAGAGTGGAGCTGGAAATATCGTCTATAAGATTCTACGTAGGACACAATATCTTGATAAGTTATTCAGATTATTCTCAGTCGTATATGACAGAAATAACTCAATAGTTGAATCAGTAGAGAGTAATAACAATGTTGATGTGTTTGCGTTGGCTAAAGAGAGATTCGGTGTCACCAATGATATAAGAGAATGTGGTTATATACTTCCAGATGGTAGCATGCTTGATTTTAGTGGAAGACACATGGTAACTGGAAATACTGATACCTCTCACCTTAGAGGTAGAAGGGGTGTTGACCACAGAGACATTGGAGACCTTAATTGGGATGCCGATATGACCACTAAAAGCGGTTTAAACATCAATATGGCAGACTTCATTAGAATGGGCGCAATAAGAATCCATTGTTCAAACACTTGGAGTTCTATAAATCTATTTAAGAAGCCTACTAGGGAGCAAGTTAACCCAATGTTAAGGTTAATACAATATAGCAAGGGTAATGTAACTGTAGAAATTGGTGATGGCGATAATTCATATGAATATGCTGAATGGGATGAAGCCAATTCAAGAAGGGTAGTGAATGACATTATAAGATATTTTGATGGTGAAACAATTAACCTAGTAGGAAACGTTACAGAATCAAAGGTATATGATAAGTCAAATTCAATCACGGAATCCAAAAGCAAAAAGAAAAAATATACTGTATATATTGACGGTAAAAAAGATGATACATTTTCTGATATGAATTGGAAACGTAAACCAAAAGTTGGTAAAGGGTTTTATTACGGAGGAGCAGTTTTCAAAATAAAAAAAGTTACAGATGATTCAATATATGCGATAGAAGAGTCTAAATTCAATGATAAAGAAATTATAAAAGAATATTTAGAGAAAGATTACAATTTGCCATTGTACAAATATTTCAAATGGGCATCTACGGCATCTTCTTGCGAAAAAGCAAGAGATTTAGCATATTCTTGTTCTTGTTATATAGACGAATATATTAAAAAAATTTATTTTAGGTATTCGGAATTTGAAAATTTGTTAAATGATGGTGAGTTTTATTATGAAGATGAATCATTGGTTGAAATGTTTTTAAATATGCTTGAAGAAAACAAACTATGTGACCATTTTATAAGCATAATGCAAGATATTGTGAATTATTATGAATTACCTTCGTGGTGTACTATGAATTTTAATAGAATAGTAAAAAATGAATGGTGTATCCATTTTGGTTCTGATTCAGAATCAATTGCAAAAGAAGGATTTACTGGAGGAACACCAGAAATTGAACATCTTGCTTATACAAATGCTGGAGTACAAAAATCAAGTGCTGGCTATGATTTTGCATTTTTAATTGATGATAGAAATGTAGATTATAACGGATATGGTGATGAAGCAGTTATTTTTAGGACAAGCGGTGTAGAAATATACCATTATGGTGACAATCAGAATCAAGTAATATTCTGGGGACCTAATGTAAAAAGCTTTATTCCAATTCATCAAGATAATGGCGATTGGGTTGTTTATGGACAAAATGGTCAAGTTCTTGTAAGATGTGGTAGACCTAGCGAGATTGCTCTTTGGGCAACAGAAAATCTACCGCAATATAGGAAACAGATAATGACTGGTAAAAATGGATACATACCAAAACAATGGGTTTATAATAAAGAATTAGGAAAAAGCAAAGCAATACCATACCCAATCTATAGAAATGAATCTATAAAAAAATATCTTACATTACTTAAAGAGAATTTTATAAACGAAGAATGGGTTGGTGATGGCAACAGTGAGCATAATCCGTATAAAAAGCGTTGGGATGCGGAAAGAAAAGCATTAAAAGATTTCCTTTCTAATTATGGTAAATTAATGCAGTCAAGAGAAAACGGAAAATTGTATAAATGTTATTATGATAAAATATTGTCACAATTAATCGGATATAATTATTGTATTTGCATACAATGGGATAACATTAACATGAAGCCAAAAAGTGTTCTATACATAAGGGCATTGGATAAATTTACACCAAACATTAAACAAGTCAATTTCGACGCTAGAGGTCATGATAATGTTATGGGTAGTTATGATGATTTATCTTATCAGCAGTAATAATAATGCATAAAGTGATATTTTTTAATACTTTAAAATATTTATATTTAAAATAAGACTGAAAAATTAATATATTAATTATGGATAGTAAAAATTACACAAGTGAGCAGTTAAATACCATGAACAGGATGAAGTCATTGATGAATTATGGCTTAAAGACTGAAAACAAGCAAGCATATAGCACTGTTGAGTACCAGAAAGTTGGTGCTGATGGAAAAGTATATGGAATTGTGCGTGAGGGTACTAAATACTATATTAAATCTGCTCCTAACAAATCAAATCTCATTAAAGAAGATTTTTCTTACATCGGTGGATTTAGAAACAGAAAGGAAAATGAATATAATTCTTTCGCAAACGCTCAGAAACAGTTTGATTTAAAGATGATGTCTTTAAAGGAGGCTGCTAATAAAAATGATTTCAAGGTTAGTTCTTGGAATCTAGAGGGCAAAGAAAATGTAGTTGCTGAATCTTCTGAGAAAATGCAGAAAGAAATTTTACGTGAACGCCAGATTATGAAGAATGCAATGGCTATCAATGAAAAGAAAGCTGTTTGCTGTGATGTTCCTAGCACTCCAAAAGATAATATCGGAAAGAGTGAGAAACCTCAAACTGGTAATGCTGAAAATGCAGTAGACCACGAAAAGGCTGAACTTCCAAAAGAAATGACTGAAGGTAAGACTTGTCCTAAATGTGGTAAAAACCCATGTCAGTGCGAATCTGTAAATGAGGAAGAGGTACTTGGCTGGAATCGTGGAAACGATGACTATATGGACAAATCTCATGGAACTGAGATTGGCGATAGTGCTCCATTCGATGATGCAACCGCAAGAAACATTGATGATGGAGATAAGAAAGTATCTAAAACTGGCGAAATGAAAAATGGCGTAGTTGAGAATCACGGAACTTCAATGCATGATGCTGATAACCAGAACAGTCCAAGTGTTGGTGTTGGCGAAGGACCATCTGATGACAATAATAAACCATTTGATGATGAAAAAGGTAAACAAATTGACGAGGCTATTGATGATTTCGGTGCTGAAGGCGAAGAAGACCCAATGGGTGATGACTTAGGTGCTGAAAGTGGTGAAGAACTTGGCGATGATGACTTTGGTGGAGACCCAATAGGTGATGACTTGGGTGCTGAAAATGGCGAAGATGGCGAAGAACTTGGCGATGATGACCTTGGTGATGAAGATGACGTATATGAGGACGATACAGAGTCTCGTCTTGACGCAATGGAAGAGCTTTTGAACCAGATTGCTGCTAAACTCGGAGTTGATGCTGGACCAGTCGATGATGATGCATATGGCGATGATGAACTTTTCGATGACGAAGGTGGCGACGATTTTGGGGCAGAAGATGACTTCGGAGGCAAAGATGATTTTGGTGCAGAGGACGATGAAATGCCAATGGAAAGCAGAAGACGCAGAGGTGGCGTACAGATTTATGAGACTAGGGCATTTAGAAATGCAATGCGTAGAGAGAGAATGAATGAAGCACGTAGAAGAAGAATCAACGAGGATGGAATGACACCTTTTAAGGATGCTGGACGTGTTCCTAGTGGTAATATGAACAAGTTGGATGACTTCGGTAAACACCCAGCATATCAGAAGAAAGTGATGGAATTGCCTCCAAAGGATTTGCAAGAATTCCCTGGATACTATGACATGAATGATGATTCAGTAAGAAATGATAATCCTTATGGTGAAAAGATTGGTGACGGTGCTCCATTCGAGATTGACCCACAATCAATTGATAACGCAATTGCTGAAGCATTCAATCGTCTAAAAAAAAACAAAAGGTAAACGAAGGGGTTTTTGAAGAAAGACCTACTAAGTTAGAAATACCAAACAGTGACCCTATGGGTGGCGATATGGATGGCATGGGTGATTTAGATAATGCTCCAATGCCACCAATGGGTCCTGATGATATGGGAATGGATGACCCTAATGCTATGGGCGGTGCTGACCCTATGGGAGAAGACCCAAACGGCATGGGTGGACAAGACCCTAATGCTATGGGTGGTGATGATGAACTAATGAATATTATCAATGGTTTATCAATCGAAGACAAGGCAGCAGTAACAAAATACGCTAAAAGTATGGCTGATGATTCCAATGGGGAGGAAACACCAGATATGGGTGGAGAAATGCCAATGGAATCTAGACGAAATGTAATGAATCTTATAGATGAAGTCATAAATGATGTTTTGGACAATAGAGAAGGAACTAAAAGACCAGAGAAGAAATTGCCAAAACAATATAGAAATGTTGAAATGCCGTTTAAATCTCCATTCTAAATAAATAAAAAGGATACCAATGAGGTATCCTTTTTTTTGTTATAAATAGATATTTATATAAAAATTGTTATTATGAAAATACTAGTAAAAAGAAACAATAACTTAATAAATTTAGGTGAAGGAAGAATCTATTCAAAAAGCCAACTAAGACTTAATGAATTGGATGCCAATATTGGTATGGCAAACGGAATTCAGCAAGCCCAAATGAAAGCAAAACAGTTAATGAACCAAAACGCTGGAGTTGATAGTGCTTCTGTGGAAGCTGGTAAGGCAGATGGACAAAATGACGCAAACAGCGGTGAAGGGCTAAAACTAGAGGTGCCAGTTAACGCCACTGGGAAACAACTTGCGCAAGCCCAGCGAATGACAAAAGACCAAAGTGCTGATGACGCTCAGATTACATTTACGAAGCCTCAAACATCTTCTTCATCAATGAATACAAATGAGTCAAGAATTGTAGAAATGAGAAAAAATTCAATCCCATTCACTAAAAAAGAGTTGCACAAATTTTTAAGAGAGATATAAGATGAAAAAAATATACATCAGCGAGAATACAATATCGAATGTGGTTAATGGAAGACTTTTGCCACAGTTTTTATTTAAATTGGTTAAAACACATACGACATCACTAGGAGATAATGAAGCGTTTCCCTCTAGTGACGATTATCCTTTTGATTATGTCTTGCTGAAAAAAAGATATAACGAAGTTTGTGATGCGATAGATGATATTGGTTTAGTGTCATTAAACGAAGACGATTTAGTTAGCGAACTAAGTTCGTTGGTAACAGAATGTAAAAGATTAGAAGAACCAGTGAGAGACGCATTAGAGAAAATATGTGAGAATGCGTTAAACAGATTGTTTGCAATTCCAGAAGAATCAATTAATATGTCTTTTAAATTGGTAGATAAAATCAAATTTAAAAGTGCTATTAGAATGAGACCAGAGTCTAATGATGATGCGAAATATACATTCAAAGATATTGCTGATATTGATTTGTCTAATAAGGCTGTTGGAAAAAGAAGATTCATCAATGCCCTTATACAAGGTGCTGCATACTTATATAGCGGAATAGAAGGATTATATATTGATGATATAGATAAAATAAATCCGAAACTCCCTAGATTATATAGAAAGATTAGAATAATTAACGATTACTTGCTTTTTACTAAGAAAGAAGAAATGTCTGATGATAAACCAATGCAAGGTTCGTATGTTGAGACACACCTAGGAATTGCAGATGCAAAAACAACAATAAAAGTACAAGGTCTTGTTTTCCCGTTGCTGTTCCAAGAGTCCATTAAGGGTTTATTTGAACTATTTTCAGCGCATGGCTTACCACAAGATAGGGATAAAGCACAGTATATCGTTAAAAAGGCTGATTTCGTTCTTGCAGAGCCTTGGGATTTAAGGCTTGGTGTTGGCTTATGGGAAATGATTTTCGGTGGCGTAGAGGACACGAATATGATTCCTTATATGTTTACATCTTTCGTTAAAATTCCAACAAACGAGTTCAACTTGTCAGTTAAAGAAATATTGTCTAATACTGAAAAGGGTAATGAAATTGTCAACAATTTAATGAAAGACGCTGAATATGACAATGGATACCAACAGTTTACCAACAGAATAAACGCCAAAAATGTAGACAAATCATTAATTAAAGATTCGTATTTCACTGGAGCTGAAACCAACGGGTATGAATTGGATTCTGACGTAGAGGAAGGTGATGTAATTGAAGAAAATGGAGAAGAACAAAATTCTGAAATCATGGCTATTATAGCCAATGCAACTGTTGATAACATTGATTTTATTGAAGGTGAATCAGATGAGTATGGGGAAAAAGTTTATCTTTCAGTTGATGGCATCGAAATACCTAGTGAATTGGTTAACCTAGATTTTAGAGTTGTTTATAAACGTTTTCCTACTGGCAAACAGCAGTTATTGAATATTGATATTATTTTAGACCCACAACTTAGAGGCTACGGATTAGGAACTAAAATATATGCAAAGGCTGTTCGTGAGTTTGGCGCAATATGCAGTAGGCACTCAACAAGACATAATGATGACGGTATTAGGGGTATATTTGGAAAACTTAATTCGTTTAACGACATCGCTGTATTTCAAGACACATACAACAATTTCGAAAATGAAACGATATGTGATTATTATGCAATATTGAAATCAGAATTACCAAAATACATTGATAATGAAGAGTAACTGTAGTAGTTACTCTTTTTTTATTTTGTAAATATTTATCAAAAAAATAACTTTTGAAAGTTACGTAATATTTATTAAAATTTAGACAGTTACAATTATGATATACGATTTCGCTCAAATGCAAAGGGATTACGCATTATGTTATGCGGACAAATCTCGAATAAAATTCATCGAAACATACCTTAGTACGTTTAATGCGACTAAGGGTAAAAAAACACAATTTCATTGTTTCCCAAGACAAAGGGCATTTCTGAAAGCCCTTTCAGAAAACAGAAATGTTGTTGCAATTAAGCCTAGACAGTGTGGTATTACAACTTTATCTAGCGCATGGGTTACTGGACAATGCGTTTTTGCCTCAAAAGATGCACCAGAAACTGTTTTGTGTATTGCAAACAAACTTGAGCAAGCACAAGAAATTATTATTAAAATCCGTGATTTCTTAGAGCAAGTACCTCGTTGGATGTGGGGAAACGATTATTTTTCGCCAGACCCAAATTCTGAGAAAAACACGAAATCCATATTCTTAAAAGACGCAAAAGGTGAGTTAAAATTATTCAATGGTTGTAGAGTTATTGCTCGTGCTTCTGGTCCTAATGCCTCTCGTGGTATTTCTGCTGTATCTGTATTGATTCTTGATGAGGCTGCATTTATTGAGGAAGGTGTTGCTGCATTTACTACTGCTGCTGCAACAATGGCATCAAACCCAAACTCCAAAACTGTGATGGTATCTACGCCTAATGGTAGAGACGAGTTGTATTATAATACTTACAGACAAGCACTTAGTAAAGAAAATAACTTTGTCGCTGTACAGTTCCGTTGGTATCAAGACCCTCGTTTTAACAAATATCTTGTTTGGAAAAAGAAAAACGAAGATACAGGCGAATGGATGTATGACCAAGACCCGATTGTTGATGGAGAAGGTGGCATTGCATATAACGAGGAAAGATGGGCTAGACTAGAGCATAGTGGTTGGAAACCATCCGCACCTTGGTACGATGAAATGTGTAAACAGTTCAACAATGACTCAATGAAAATTGCGCAAGAGCTTGATGTGTCATTCATGGGTTCTGCTGATAACGTTGTTGCCCCAGAGTTTATTGAAATGCAAGAGAAATTAAATACTAGAGAACCTTTATCTGATTTTGTTGACCCGTTGGTTGAGGAAACTTGGTTTTGGAAAAAACCGATTGATGGACACCGTTATATTTTGGCTTGCGACCCGTCTAGGGGTGTTTCAGCCGATAGAACTGCCATTGAAATCATTGATATGGACGGTAGGGATGAAAATGGAATGCCAATAATTGAACAAGTTGCGGAATATGTGGGCAAAAAACTTGGTGATGATATTGGCGCATTGTGCTATCAATATGCCACGATGTATAATGATGCGTTTGTTGTTGTTGACTGTACTGGCGGTCAAGGAGACGCTTGCATTTTAACAATGCTTCAGATGGGTTATAAGAATTTGTATTATGAGGACTCTAATCAAAAGACTTATACTGTACAAAGGTCAACCAAAAACTATGATGGATACACGGATAAGTTACCTGGTTTCCATTTCCAAGGAAACCGTTATCCAGTATTAGCAAATTTTGCTGGTTTGGTTCGTAATGATGAATTTAAGATACGTTCTGCTAGAGTTATCAATGAACTTGAAACTTGGATATTCAAGGGAGAGAACGCTAGAATTGACCACCAAGACGGTGCTCACGATGATACTTTGACATCACTAGCAATGGGATTATTTGTTATGCAGTTTACTGTTAACAGAATACAAAATACCGTTAACAAAGACAAATCAATATTAAATGCATATATGATGTCCAATGCCATTAATATGAATAAGCCTAAAATCAACTATGGCAACCCGATAACGCCACAAAATGGTCTACCCTTTTATAACAGTAAAAATATCAATAAATTTGACCATATACCTAATGGAAGCTGCATGTGGGTATTCGGAATGCAACGTTAACTTAATTTATATTTATATTTATAGAAGAATAATTATTTTTTATATAAAAAATTGTCATGGCTAAGAAAAATGGAACTGTGTTTCAAGCCCTAGATAAAGCGATTACTGGTAATTGGAATCCTCAAGATAATGCTATGCCACATGTCAACACATATGACATGACTAGCAACGGTGGTAAAATATTATATAAAACCGATAGCAAGGAAGACTATACCACTAAAAAACTAGAGCTTCAACAAAATAAATATTTAAAGGATAGGTGGATTAAAGCCAATGTAAATCTGTCTGTTACGGCATATGCTGGACTTAACAATGTTAAGCTTATGTATCGTGACGCTGATTTGATGGATGCATTTCCAGAGATTGGTGCTGCATTGGATATTGTATCAGAGGAAAGTACCATTACGAATGATAAAGGGATGATTGTAAATGTATATTCAAAATCTGACCGTATTAAAAGTATACTAGAAGATTTGTTCGTAAATAGATTGAATATACAGTTAACTGGGCAAATGATAATTCGTGCAATGTGTAAGTATGGAAACCAATTTATGCTTTTGGATATTGATAACAAAAATGGCGTAAAGGGGTGGAAACAAATGCCAGTTTTCAATATGGAAAGAATTGAAAACGGAATACAAAATCCATATGGTGCTGGTGCGTCAATTGCGGTAAATGGAATCACCAAGGATAATGCTGATATGTCAACACAATTTATTTGGCTAGATGATAACAACTCCCAAATACCATTCCGTGATTGGCAAATAGCGCATTTCAGATTACTTACCAATTCATTATATTTACCTTACGGAGTTAGTTATCTTAATGCAGCACGTAGGCATTGGCGTATGCTTTCTCTTATGGAAGACATGATGCTTATATATCGTTTGGAACGCTCAATTGAAAGACGTGTGTATAAAATATTCGTTGGCGCAATTGATGATGCAGATGTTCAAGCATATGTTGAGAGAATCGCAAATGAATTTAAAAGGACACCAATTGTTGACCCAATGACTGGGCAAATTGACCTTCGTAAAAATATATTATCAGTTGACCAAGATATTTTTATTCCTGTTCGTGATGAGAATGCGCCAACACCAATTGATACATTGTCTGCTGCACAGAACATGACCGCATTGGATGACATCAAGTTTGTACAGAACAAAGTACTGACAGCACTTAGAATACCTAAGTCATTCTTGAATTTTGAAGAGACTGCTGGTGATGGTAAAAACCTAGCGTTAATGGATATTCGTTTTACTAGAACAGTAAATAGAATTCAGCAAGCATTTTTGATGGAATTAACGAAAGTTGCATCAATACATTTATTTTTGCTTGGCTTTAACGATGAGTTAAATAATTTCACTTTGTCGATGAACAATCCATCAACTCAAGCAGAAGGTTTGGAGATAGAAAATATGCAGAAGAAGATTGATGCTGTTAGGGATGCTGTTAGTGACCCAGGTAATGGTCTTCCAGTTATGTCTCAGACTCGTGCATTAAAACAGATAATGAAATGGTCTGAAAAAGAAATTAAAGAGAATCTTGAAGAAATACGTCTTGAAAAAGGTATTGCTGCTGAACTTGAGAAAACAACTCAAATCATCAAGAAAACTGGTATATTCGATACTGTTGACAGAATATACGGTGAGCCTGGTGCCGAATATATGGATGACCAACAAGGTCAAGGAGGCATGGGTAATAATGGAGGCATGGGAGGCGGTGGCGCACCACCTCCAGCACCTATGGGTGGAGAAGGTGACATGGGAGGAGACCTAGACGGACTCGGAGCACCTGGTGATGATGGAAGCGGTGGAGACATTGCTGGAGCAGAAGGCTCTATGCCAACAGCCGACATGGGTTCTGACCCAAATGCACCAATGGAATCATTCAATACCAAAAAACCATTAATAGTTGAAAGCATGTTTGATAAATACATGAATATGCTTGATGAACATTCTGTAAAGCCACAAGAGGCATCATATAAACGTGCAGATGTATATGATAGTGAAAGTGTTATGATTAATGAGGAATTTGATAAGATGATTAAAGCACTTAACAAATATGTTGATGAATAAATAAAGAGCGTGGCAATGGTCACGCTTTTTATTTTACGATGATATTTATAAGAAATAATGTTTCAATGAAAAAAATTATATTAGAATATTTTCAAGGAAACCCTGATACAATGTCGGAGTATGATGATTCCACTGATAAATACATGAGGTCTTGGTATTTTGACGGAGATAAGGGAATCTCATTCGGGTGGTTTCAAACATCATTAGACGGAGAAAAGGAATTTGTTTCCGAAGCGGATACTTGCCATTACCATTTGTCTCAAAAAATTGGTTATGAAATACTTGGTAAAGCAATATCTAGTGAAGATATAGAAGATGATGACATAGAAGGTATTGGACGTGCTGTTAACGACACAGCAGCATTTAAAGGAAGAACGTTTGACGAGCCGAAAATTATTACAACTTGGCATAAAGTATCTTCAGAAAAATTATATGAAATACTTGAAAATCTAGGTGGGGTAGAAAAATTCCAAGATTATAGTTATGTTTATCCAGAGGAACAAAAATGGGGTGGTAATGATGAAGTAAAGGCTGGAGATGCCAATGTCATTTGGTATATTAACTCAAACGACCAATATGTTAGTCCAACAGATATTAGATTAATGGGAATGAATATAAAAGGGTCATATTCATTTCCAGAATGGATGGTTGACATTGTAAGGAAATATAATACGCCTAATTCTAAATTAGCCGACAAAACCGCCAAATTGGGCAACATGACAATAGCGCAATACAATTCATTGATACACCAAGAAGAAAAAGAACCTAAAAACACAATAAAAGAAAACGATATGAAAGAGAATAAATATCAAAAAGAGTTTTCAAACTATATTGAAATAATGAATGAGGCACTTAAAAGAAATGATTTCGGTGCTTATAATGCAGCAAAACGTATGCTAGATGAAACCATTGAAGATAATAAACATGAGAATGAATTATCGTCTGAAATGAAAACTAATAATTTCGGTATCTTAAATCATATATTTGAACAGCAATTGCCTACGTTATTTAAGACGAACAAAAAGGCTGTCAGAGACGTTGTAAAATTAATAAAGGAAGATAGTAACCTCAAGAACGAATTTGCCTTCTACAATGCGATTAAAACGCAATATAAGGGCAAGGCTGCAACTATTGCCGAAGCAAAAGAAGTGCTAGAGAAATTGGCTGATATTTCTGTTAAGGGAATAAACCAGAAAACAGTTAGGGAGTCAAATAAAAAACTTAGAAAAGTGATGCTTGAAAACAATATAATTCCTAGTGATTTCATCGATGATGAAAGTAGAAAACTATATGAATCAGGCCATATTATTCTAACACATAAGAAAACAACTGCAAATATGATACCACTCATCGAAAGTTATCATACGGTTTGCCAATATATGGAAAATCATAAAAACGATGTGATTAAAGAAAGCAAAAATATTGACGATTTGATAAGTGAGTTTGAGGACAAGATGAAAACAAACCTTAATGAATCTGAAATGTCATTTGTGCAGCAAATTACAGATTTTAGAAGCCCAATTGCAGAGCAGAGAAAAGAGAAACTGTTTAATAAACTTAAAGAGGATTGTCTAACAGCCATCACATCAATGCTTAAAGAAGATTCAAACAACGAAGAATTAAAAGGCTTGAGTAGCCAATTAAACGAAATGACATTTGACAAAAATAATATTGTTAAAGATATTGCAAAATTGTTGGAGATAAGAGATATATTAATGGATGATTAAGTGTTATGAAAGATATTATAACGGAAATAATAAATGATTATCTAAAAAGTAAGTGCATGATTAATGAAAATTTTTATTGGGGGGAGGGTGATTTGATAGCAATGAGAAACTGTAAGAAAACACTTTCCGAAATTTATGATAGAATGCTTAAAAACGGCTTAACTAAAAACGTGTTTGTCGTTCAACAGCTTGGGGATATAATAAGCAGACTTGATAAGTTATCAAGATGAAAAAATGGCTGAGATTCGTTTCTCAGCCATTTTGTTTTTATAATCATATATTATTCGGTTGTGCAAATATACGAAAAATAATTCATTTGACCAAATATTTTAAATGCTTTTAACACTATTTATTGATAAAATATAAGTTATGCTAATACAGCCAAAACCATATATGGATAAATTGAAACTCAGACACCATGCATTTGGTGTTGAGCGCAGACGTAATATGTCAAAAATGATATTGGAAAAAGGAACTCCATTTCCCTTACCAATTGAATATTCTGACATAGATGAAGCAATGTTTAGGTGGGTGGAAGAACACATACAGATAACGTATGATGGAAAAAGGCTTCCTACATATAAACTATACAGTACGCAAAGACTTAGTGAATACATTCAAGAATGGGATAAACAAGACGAAACTGGTAACCCAATTATAAATTTCAAAACTGTTACACGTGAGAATAACCCTCAGAAAGGTGAAAGCCAAGGAAACTATTTCAATATTCCTGGGCATAAGGATTTTGCAATGTTTTATGTTCCAGTATTACAAGAAAATGGAACAGAGGCTTACGACAAATACACGATGAAACAGCCGTTTCAAGTAAATTTCATTTATTCGATTTCCATTGTTGCTAACAAAATGGAGATAATAAATGAAATGAACGAGCTTATGCACTATGAATTTAGTGCAATTGATTGCTATATATCTCCTAATGGTCATCCAATGTCAATGACGCTTGAGGACGTTTCCGATAATTCTGAGTATGCAATTGATGACCGTAAATACTATTCACAGACATATAAGGTCAAAGTAAGGGGTTATATAATAAGAAAAGAAGACTACAAGGTAGAAAGAATTCCATCTAGGTTTTTAATGCCTTGGCGTGATTCAGATGCTACTGGTATCATTCATCGCAGAGGTAAGAACAGAAGGGATGAAGAAAAAGTTACATTTATGACGTTCAAACTAGATGAGGAACAGAAATTCAAAATTGAGTCATTGGTGAATGATGATGAAAACTGCCCAGTGCCAGATATGATACCAACAGACAAACCTTCAGAAATATTTGAGGAAACGAGTGACGCTGACGATTGCTGCGAAAAGAAACCCGACAGATATTATAACAAAATAATGAAGGTTATAATGAATTTCGATTGTGTGACAGAACTTGAATTTGAAATAGACAAAGATATGGTTCTTGAATCAGTAGAAACAAAAAATGTATTCGATTTCAAACTGTTGGTGAACGGTGAGTTAATGAATTTGGAAAACGATATAAAATTCATTAATGGCGATAATATAATGGTTAGAATCAGTAGGGATGACATTGAAAAAGCATCCGAGGTGACGTTGGTTGGATACGACCCAGAGGTAGCAATTGATAGCGTACTACCAGAGGTGGCAATTGATGAACCAATTGATGAGGAACATATTTTGATTAACCCTAGAGAAGAAAACGAAAATGAATGATATTTATTTAGAAAATACGTATAGAAATATGAATAAAAAACTTATAAGGCTTACAGAATCAGACCTTCATAAGATTGTGAAAGAGTCTGTGAATAGAATTTTGAATGAAATCGGCAACACAGAAGGAGGACAAAGAAGATTAGGGGCATTACAAGCAAGAAAAGTAATTAATGCGAATGGTGGCACAATTGATGACTTGTTTAAGAGTCAATCAGACAATGGAGGAGAAATATATAACTATGCAAAACAAAAGCGTTCATCTTTGGGAAATGACACAGATGAACACGGAATGATTACAAATCCTCTATATAAAGAATATGCTAATGGATACACAGAATATTTAAACTCTCATCCAGAAGAGCGTTCAAGAAGAACTGAAAGATTGAGAAAATTGGGGTACTATGGTTAAAGCACAAAAAATTATATATAAAGAGCAGCTATCAATCTGCCTCTAATCTCAAGCTACTTTTAACAAGTCCAATTGACTTGTCAAATATATGAGCGAATAATTCCGATTCGCTCATTTTATTTAATACCGCCTATTGATTTTTACCAAAAAATTGTTATATTTTATATGTACTAAACAATATAACAAATGAAGCGTTTAAATAAGGAATATAAGTTAGATGTATGCAATCATGTGATTGTAAAATACGGTAGTGTCAACAAAGACAATCCACAAGTTATTTATGTAAGTGGAAAATGCTGGGTATCCCCAAAACATCAAATGGATTATGAATATGTCATATCGAGGATAGAGAAAGAAATGAAAAAAAGCATAAAGTTATTTTTGATTGACGAAATAAATTTTACTAATAGGTTTATATTGGATTTTGACATCAATACCGATAAATTCAATATTGGCAACAAAAAGTTTCTATCATTTGATTTCTATCTGAGGCAGAATGATTCTGATGTAAAGAAACTAAAGGATTTGAAAGAAATGCTTTCTAATAAAGTAAGCACGGTTGTCAACAACTTAGTTTACCTTTTCAAGGAAAATGGATTTACTGTGGAGAAAAGAAAGTAATCTTATGTTATATTTATATTAAAATATATAAGATATATGAAAAAAAGAATTAAACTTACAGAACAAGATGTTCATAAAATAGTTAAAGAAACAATTAAAAATGTTCTAAACGAAAGCGATATTTATGATTATGATGCTAATTATGAACAGCTTATTAGAAATGAAATGCATAATTTATATGATTTAGAGGGTAAAGTCCCCTATTCGTATAGACAAGAGATACATTCTATGATAAATACTCTACAAGGAATATTATCTAGTATTAGAATGAAAGATTCCATATCAAGTATTTAACAAGTAGGGTCAAATAACATATAATTACCTAAATTAAATATGAAAAGGATTATAAGATTAACAGAATCTGACTTACATAGGATTATTAGGAATTCAGTATCTAGGATATTAAAAGAAGATATTCTAGGAAATGACTGGCGTCAAGGTGATGACAATTCAGTCATGAACAACTATGAGCCATTTGAAGACCAGATTGATAGATACGAGGCTGAGAATGAATTCAGAAATCAGCACGATTGGGGGGCAGAGGGAGAAGAGCAGTTTGACCCAACACATTATAACCAAGACAGCAATGTACTAGGTTGGAATGATGATGAAGCAGAAGGGTATGAGGAAGACCCAGATTGGTATAGGGATGATGTAAACCAAGTTAACGATAGTCCGTCTGACGGAGATTTATATCGTGGCAGTTGGTAAAAAAATAAAAACTATTGTTTATTTAAAATTATGGTAAGAATAATAAGGTTAACTGAAAATGACTTACATAGGATAGTTGGCAATTCTGTTAAAAGAATCATAAAAGAAATTGGTGGGGTTTACCCAGATGGGCAAATGGATATGTTTCTTGACCAAGATGGGGTTGATGAATATAGAAGCCAATCAAATAATGGAATGATTCAAGGATTGCTAAAAGCAGAGAAACTATGCGGATGGGGTCATTCAGCAACAAAAGATATGGGAAATTATACTGTTTATACTTGCTACCCTAAAAACGGTATACACAAAAGCAGACAAGAATTTATAGATGCAGTAATAAATTTTTCTCCTAGGAAAAACAGTGTACATTTTATTTCTAACAGAGGTAGTATGACAGATGCATTTATGGTCAGAATTGACAACATATGAGAAAAATAAAGCGAAGCCTTTAAATGAGACTTCGCTTTTTTATTTCGTTTAATAGAATGTTGTTATCTTCAATTATATCCTCAATAAACAAGGCATCGTCATACATATGATTGAAATGCTCATCGAGTCTATGCAAAGAATGGAATTTATTGAAAATATATATTATTGGAATATTGTGTTCTTTTATATAAAAAAACATTAAGAATTCAAAATATTTTTAATTTTATTTATTTTTTCGTTAATAGGTGTTTTATTATTATTTACCACATTTTTTTCAATCCAAAGACCCATTTCTTCCTCGCCATTCATTGATATAAAGGCATTATTTGTACTAGGGTCACTGACAACATCCCAACATATTAATTCAAAGTCATCACCAACAATGTATTGTCCTAGTTTTTGTTCTACTGACCCAACACCTCTTGATGATACACCAATTTTATATCCATTGATGAGAAGGTTCGCCATCTGGTCTCCGCGTGTTGTCACCATACCATATTTTCTGAAACCATATGATGTGTTAATTTCTAGTTTTCCGACAAGGGTTCTTCCTTCCCAGTGTAATTCTACTATATTTATTGCAATTCTATCTAGGTCAATGGTACTTTCTGCTGGGTGATTTAATTCGCCCAATGCCCTTCTTTCGTCAATTTTCTGCTGATATAATTCAACTTGTTTTTTTAATACTTCCTCTGGATATATTCTACCATTAGCATTTTTAATGCCGAATTTTTGGAAAACAGCGTCTACGACAAATGGGTATGGGATATTCCATTCACCATTTTCTATTCCTTCCCTAATCATTTGGTTTTCTTTTGTGTTTTTCAAAAACATAAATCCATCGTTTTCAATTAGAATACCATGACCAGTTTTACCCTCTTTAATTATATCTAATTCATTTTTTTTCATTTTTATTAATTTTTATTATAAATATTTATCACAAACCAAATATTTATAATATACAAAGCATAATTACAACGAATTAAAAAACATTAAGTGATATTTTTTTGTTATTATGTAATATTTATATTTAAAATAATGTATTAAATCTATTTTCTAAATGAATAAAAATATTAGAAGCAAAGTAGTGAAAGAATCTTTATTGGATTACAATACACTCGCTAATTCTTTGAGGGAAAATACTGAAAGTGCAGTCAAGACTCTTTTAGATGAGGCTGTACGTGATACATATGCCAAGTTATTGTCTGAGGACGATGACAAGGACTACGAAGAAGAGGAAGTGGAAGATACTAGTTCTGATATTACAAATGATGCTGATTCAGTAGATGCCTCTACGGATGGCGTAGAGGACGCTGACACTGGTAAGGAAGCAGATGAGCCAACTGACGATGCAGTAATTGATGGTGGTGATGACACTAATAGTGATGACACTAGCATTGATGATGCAAGCGTAGAGGGTGACGAATCAAGCGAAGATGGTGACGGATGGGCAGAGTTTGATAAATATAAAATATCAGACGATGAGTATGACTTTTCAAATGCGGAAGACGAGGAAATCGTAAAGGTTTACAAGCTAATGAAGAATGATGACCAGATACTCGTTCATAAGGACGATAATGGCAACGTAAACATTCAAGACAATGAAACTGGAGCTGAGTACCTAATCAATCTTGGTGATAATGGAGAAGCGACAGATGTTGCTGCATCCAACTCAAGTGATGATGATGTAATTACAGATGATGAAGGTGCTGATGATTTCGGTGCAGAAGATGATTATGAAAATGATTATGACGATATGAATGAATCAACAGAAAGAATGTTTGAATTAGTATTAGAGTACGATTCAAATGTAGGATACACTGACAATTATCAGAAAAAAGATGTAATGACAAATCCAGGCATGTCAGAGCCAGGTAAAAATGTAAACGACTGGGACGCTGGTGTTCCTCACGGAACTGAGAAACCTTGGAGTGGATACCCAGGCAAGAAAAGTAAAGCAGACAAACCATTCAATGCTGAAAAAGGAAAGCAGATTGAAGAGGGTGAGGATGTAGAAGGTTCAATGGAAGAATGTGGCAACGTTGATGCGCCAGTTGAGGAAGCAACAAACGTTGGTGGATTCGTACAGCAGAACAGCACATCTAAGTCTCACGTTCCAAACTCAAACGGACGTAATGCTCGTTCAATGAGTAAGGGTGGTAAGAGAGTTAAGGGTACTGTAACACCACGTTATAGCGGTGGCGAGGAAGATTCAGTATCAGAGAGCTTTATGAAGAGAGCGAATAAAGCACTTAGCGAAAACAAGGAATTAAAATCTACTTTAACTGACGTGATGAAGTCATTGAAGGAGGCTGCCGTTACAAACCACAATCTTGGTATGATAATCAAGTTGATTTCTGAAAACTCAACAACACAAGATGAGAAGAAAGAGATTATTTCAAGATTCTCAAAAGAGGCTAAGACAGTAGATGCATCTAAAACACTCTATGAGTCAATTAGCAGAGACCTTCAGAAATCAAAGAAAATGAACATCACTGAAGACAAGTCTCTTACAGTTGAAGGTTCAAAGAAAATCAATGAGACAAAAATCTACCAGTCAAAAGATGTGTTAGATTCTCTTGATTTAATGCACAGAATGATGAAATAATCGCACTTTTTAATTCTTGTGTATATTTATATTAAAAAATAATAAGTTAAATAAACTTCATTTATCTATATGAAAGAATTTTTATCAAGTGGTGTAGTTGGTAATATCGAGTACAACGCACAAAAACAGATACGTGAGAGCATTCAGCACCGTTGGGATGAACTTGGATTCACCGAGGGTCTTCCAGAGGGTATTAAGGAGAATGTTGCTACATTGTATGAAAATGAGGCAAAGCACTTGATTTACGAGGCTACTGCTTCAGATAATAGCGGTTCATTCGAGACCGTTGTATTCCCTATCATTCGTAGGGTATTTAGCAAGCTTCTTGCTAATGATATTGTATCAGTTCAAGCAATGAACCTTCCAGTTGGTAAGTTGTTCTTCATTCTTCCTGTTACTTCAGAGAGAGAGTGGGAACTTCCAGAAGGTGCTGCTGGTGAACCAGGTGACATCTATGATGGAACTACTGGTCGTCATAAGGGTCTTATGGGCTATGACAGAGTTAACCGTAATAAGGAAGGTCGTGTTGAGCCAAGATACTATCTCCCAGATGAGACAATTAATGAACTTAACAAAAATCAGTGGTACGTACCACAGTTGAATCAGACCGTAGCAGACGCAAAGGATTATGATGCAGCTCTTGCAGAGGCTCAAGCCGCTGGTCTTGGTGTAACAGCACTTCGTCAAGCTGGTCCTGAGGTAACTCAGTATTTCCAGAAGAGTTTGTATGACTTATTCTACAATGACTTCTTGTATGACAACTCTAAGGGTAAAGTTACCATTAAAGTTGGTGAAGCTATTCCTGCATTTTTGACACCTGGTGGTGTTCGTCCATTCGGAGCTGACAACCTTAATAAGTATTTCAAGAGTGGTTTTGACGGAACTATTCGTAACTTAATCCTTGAGATTGATGGTTTCTCTTCATTCAATGCAAGCAAATTGACTGGTCCTGATGGTAACGAAATGGATACAGAAGGCTTCCTTGCATCTTTGAAAGTTATTACTCAGAAAGAGTTTACAGCTGCTGCTGCTCCTGGTTCTGACAGCGTTATGACTGCTGCTTTCCGTAAGTTTGAGTCAGTTCCTTTCAGAGTTGTTACTCAGAAATATGGTAAAGGTATCGTAGAATATGGCGCAGCTTGTGATGCTGAAGGCAAAATGTATATTGAGTTGGATTTGGCTAAACCAGTTGTTCAGCAAGCTGGTACAATCGATGGTTATATCGGTGTTGATGCAGCACAATTGGACGCAGCAATCACAGTAGATGACCCACAAGCAACTAAAGATGCTTTGAAGTCATTGTTCAAAATTGCTTGGGCACAGTATGATTCTCTTGAGCTTGAGACTGAAATTGGTGAGGTTAGCTTCAAGTTGGATTCAGTAACTGTATCAGTAGAGGAGAGAAAACTTCGTGCTACATGGTCTCCAGAGTTGGCACAAGACGTTTCTGCATTCCACAATATTGACGCAGAGGCTGAGTTGACAGCAATCCTTTCAGAGCAGATTGCAGCAGAAATTGACCGTGAGATTCTTCGTGACTTGCGTAAGGGTGCTCCTTGGCAGGCTCGTTGGGATGTAAATGGTTGGAGACGTATGGCTGCATTCTCAACTAACTATACTCAGAAAGACTGGAACCAAGAGTTGATGACTAAGATTAACCAGATTTCTGCACAGATTCACAAGTCAACACTTCGTGGTGGTGCAAACTTCATTGTTGTATCTTCTGAAATCAGCGCATTGTTCGATAACCTTGAGTACTTCCACGTATCAGATGCTTCAGCAGAGAGCGACCAGTACAACATGGGTATTGAGAAGATTGGTTCATTAAGCGGACGTTACACTGTATATCGTGACCCATATAGCCCACACTGGTCAATTATCATTGGTCACAAGGGTAAGTCACTTCTTGACACAGGTTACATCTATGCACCATATGTGCCAATGCAGTTGACTCCTACTATGTACAACCCATTCAACTTCGCACCAGTAAAGGGTATTATGACTCGTTACGCTAAGAAGATGGTTAACAACCGTTACTATGGACATGTTCGTGTTGACGGTCTTGTACATTGGTCAATCAATGAGTTTAGATAAATCGCTGACAAAACAGTTTAAAACTATAATAAAAAACCTTGACTACAAATGGTGGTCAAGGTTTTTTTGTTTTGTATAATATTTATATATAAAAAATATATTATGCAATACTTTTACATAACACAAAATAGTACTTTACCAACACTAAGAATGGAACTTATAGAGGATGGAAGGCATGACTTTAATAAATTCCATGAATGCATACAAGGTGCTGATATAACATTTACAATGGTAAATGTTGATACCAATGTTACAAAAGTAGCCAAAAACAAAGCATATATAAAGCTTCGTGAAGGCGATGATTGCACTGAACAGTATATTATATGCTATGATTGGAAAAAACACGATACAAAGGAAGCAGGAACGTTTAAAGGCACATTTGAAATAACTTTTGACCCATCACTTAAAAATGATGAGTATAATTATCCTAGTGGTATATTGAATATGCCAATAAGAGAGTCGCTTTATATAATCATACAATAATTTTTAGTTTTTAATTAATTTTTTTTTTTATTCGTTTATATTTATATATAGTAATACATATATAAATATGAGAAGATTAACGACAAAAGAATGGATTGAAAAAGCTAAAAAAATTCATGGGAATAAATATGATTATTCAAAAGTTAATTACATTAATAACAGTACCAAAATTTGTATAATATGCCCCATTCATGGCGAATTTTGGATGACTCCAACTGCCCATGTTGATGGTAAACAAGGATGCAAAATCTGTAGTGGAAAAAAACTCACAAAGAATATTTTTATTGAAAAAGCTAGAAAAGTTCATGGTGATAAGTATGATTATTCTAAAGTAGAATACATTGATAATAAGACTAAGGTTTGCATAATATGCCCTATTCATGGCGAATTTTGGCAAAAGCCAGTTAACCATTTACGAGGACAAGGTTGCCTTAAATGTGCTAATGAGTATTCCCCATCAACAGAAGAATGGATTGAAAAAGCTAGAAAAGTTCATGGTGATAAATATGACTATTCCAAATCAGTGTATGTTAACACTGTAACTAAAGTGTGCGTAATTTGTCCTAAACATGGCGAATTTTGGATATTTCCAAATAATCATTTAAAAGGTAATGGATGCCCAAAGTGTAAAAAAAGTAAACTTGAAAACATATTAGCATATTATTTAATGAAAAATAGCATAGAATTTACTTATATAAAAAAATTTGACTGGCTAAAAAATAAAAATCCCATGAGTTTAGATTTTTATTTACCAGAATATAATGTTGCAATTGAATGCCAAGGAGAACAACATTTGATTAAAGGTAGAAATTTTACAAATGTGCTACAATTAGAAAATGATTTATTAAAAAATAAATTATGTAAAGAGAATGGCGTAAAATTATTATATTTTGGTTATACACCTATAAATGAAATAAATTGTAACAAAACAATTTACAATAAAAATAATTATTTTACAAATATGGAAGAACTTTATATCGTTATTAGAGAAAAATAAAAGGAGAGAAAGCATCATTTCTCTCCTTTTTCTTTTATAATATCATCAAGTTTCTTTTTCTCTTCTTCTGTGCATAGGTCATAGAATTTTTGATAATTTACTTGCAAGTCATAAATTGAATTTTTCACGTCTTTTAATTCTTTAAATATCCCTCCATAGTAAGCATCAAACTGGTAATAGTTTTTCTTTGTCACTCCTTTGACGATTGCCATATCTCCAGCATTACGATTAATAATGTAATCTCCTTTTTTAAAAATTGGTTCTACCATATCAATTTATCATTAACACATTTTTTATTGCTAGTTTATTTTCAACTTCTTCCAAAGTTTCCCCAAATCTAAAAAAAATTCTCCCTTCTTCTGGATATTCGTCATAGCCATCCAAATTTTCCCATGCTAACGCTATTATACCGTCAGTACAATCTTGAAAACCGAAACAGCAGTTGTCTTGGATTAAATCTAGTTTTATTTTCATTTTAACGATATGGATTTCATAAATATACTCTTCATCTGGTGTTAGTCCATTAACTAGACAACAAGGTTTCTGGTCAAAGTTTTCTCCCCAAAACCCATCAATGTCATTTGTAAAAATAAATTCATATCTGTAATACCCATCTGTTTCTTCGCCAATTAAACGTATGAAGCCTAGTTTTACAATTTCTTCATCTTCCATATTAACTTTCATCTTCTAATTTCTCAATCATTTCTTTAAGTTTGGCTATTTTTTCCTCTTTGGTACTATTTTCTGGAATATAGCACACTTCTTCGCAAGTTATATTATTATCAATTTTTCCTCTATTTTCTTCCGCAATTTTATCTAAAATGCCTATTTTGTCTAGACTTATGATTTGTTTTACTTTTTCTATATCGGTGTTTGCTGTTGGTTTTTCAGTTGTATCTGAGCTTGCTTCATGTTTATATAAATAACGATTAACTAACGGTTTGTCTTTCATTTTTTGAATAATAGCATTAATTCTTTTAACTCCTTCATCGTTACCTAATAAATCGTGGATTTTCTCTTCTGCAACTCTTTCTGCGTCATATGGATTAACATCAATGATGATATTGTTCTCAACTATATATTCTATTTTCTTACCATTTTTATTAGTATATATTTTACCCCTTTCGATAAATAAATTTTCAATATCTTTTAATTCAATTTTAAATTCCATAACATTTCACATTAGTTTTATTATTTTTCATTTTCGCTAACAATTATATTATCTATAATTTCTTGTTTACCCCTTACTTTCTCAAACATTTCTTTATAAAAAGTATCAGAATAAACTTGATAGTAAATAGTTACATTGTTTTTTTGATTAAGCCTATGAATTCTATCTTCTGCTTGCAAATTATCACCACTAACCCATGAAAAACTGTTGAATATGGCAACACGACCAGAAACTAGTGTTAATCCCACTCCAGCTGAATGTATGTTACCTATAAACACCTTGATATTTGGGTCATTCTGAAATCTTTCAACAGCCTCGTTTTTCTTTTTCATGGAAAGCTTTCCGTTGTGATAAACGCATAAATTCCCAAAATGTTTTCTAATTGTGTTCAATTCTTCATCGAATGAACAAAATATGACAACTTTATGTCCTAATTTGATGCATTTTTCAGCGAGTTTGATTGTCTTATCTGTCATAGACTTGGCTAGCCATTGTCGCAGCATAATGCCTTCAGTAATACTCCTATATTTCTCAATGTCCTCTTTACCATGACCTTGTTGTGCTGCCAAATATTCCTCCCATACGCTGTCATATTCTTTTTTCTCTTTTTTAGTTAATTTATAATTTAAAACTTTAATGGTTTTCTTTACGATTTTACCAAAATCGCTTTTCAACCTTCTTAAATAATATGGTTTAACAACTTCTTGCAATTCATCCAAGTGTGAAGAACCATCAGTTTTCCATATTTTTTTACAGTTTTTGTCTAGTATTTCATCCAACTGTTTTTTCTCGTCATCACTTAAATCATACCAACTGTTTTTCTTTTGTTTTCTACAAAATATCGCACTATATGCATCACGTTCTTTTTTGTTGTAAAAAAACTTTCCGTCACAATATCTTTCAACATAATATTTCCAATCGTTTGCCAATGGAGCATCTATAATTTTTAAAATGTTGAAAAAATTAATTGGTCGATTTGTAATCGGAGTTCCTGTTATGGCATATATTCCTTTCGGATTACTTCTATTGAGCAAATCTGATACGATTTTAAAAATACCACTAGTAGTGTTGGAAAGTCTGTGTGCTTCGTCAATTATTATTAGGTCAAACTTTGATTGATACAATTGGCTGTTATCCATTGCTTCTGCGATTACTGATTTTTTTCTAGAGACAACAGTTTTTTCTTTTATAACTTTAACAATTTTTCCATCATCGTTTAGGTTAAGTTCTTTCTTTTTAACTGTTTCTGTTGGCACTTCATAGAAATTTTTCAATATATCATAATTTATGATTGTAAATTTGTTTTCTTTCCATTTACTTCCTTCCACAATAGTAATGTTATCATTTGGTACTAAAAGCCCCAATTCTTTTTTCCATGTCATTTTTACGGAAGCTGGACATATTATCAAAATTTTTTCATATTTGTCCTCCAATGCTGCTACTATTGCCGCCAAGGTTTTCCCACTACCCATTTCGCTTGCTAAAATACCTTTTTTACGGCTTGTAAGGAACTTTACAGCCTCTTCTTGATAAGGATAAAGTACACGACCACTTCGCTCGTTATACGGCTTAAAATCAATTTGTTTCAAATTCCAAT